TTGGTGCACGCTCTGGAAAGCGAGGTGCTGGAGAAATAGCCATTGGAGACTCCTTGTTTCTAGGTTTAGGTATACCTGGTAATAGTTTCCACCCTTTTAGGTCTTTTGTGTGGCTTAACCAAAGAAAGGATTACTTGAAGCCACAACTTCAGGCATTACAAGGTCTTGAGTCAATGAACAGGCTATGGCTAACGAATCCACAAAGTCATCGTGTGCGTAGGACTCGTCAGGAGCCTGTACAAGGAAATTTGGACCCTTGTATTGTACTTCGGCATCGACCATTTGTTGATAGAAGCGTTTCCAAGTTCTTAAGCGCCGCGTTTTTGCGTGTGATGGCCAAGAAATCATTCGACGCTGAATAAGGGCCTGTAAATGTTTCCACCGTTTAGATTGTTCTGAGGGACTGGATGTCAAAGACATAACTTCGGCTCTTGGCAACAGTAACTTTAATCGTTGAGCAACGGCATCGCCTACACCGTTAGCGTCTACACCAACTGCAAGCACGTCATAGTTTTCAAGGAAGTTAACAATTTGATAGTACTGCTCTTCCCAATCATCGCCTTGCATCTCTAACCAATTTAAAATTCTGTGGTCAAAATAACCGAACTCATCTGGTCTATCCCAATCAACCCAAACAACTGTAACAACTGTACTGTCAGTTTTACGAGCAGGGTCAATACCAACAACCACTGGAGTTTTATGCCAAGACTTTACAAGTTCTTGCGACGTGTCTCCCAACTCGTCCATAATAGTTGACGTAACGAACATTCCACGTTCTAATAACCATTTACAATTATAAGACATTTGAAATTCATCAGAGTCTTCTCCAATACGCAACATCTCTTTACGAATGAACTTTTCATAATTAGGATTGAACTTTGAAACGTCTTTCCAATCCCATTGAAAGTGGTTCTGTCGAGAGCCACGGCCAGTTTGTCGTCTACGATTTAATTGAATAGAGCGATAGAAGTTATTCTTACTTGTCGTTGGAGTTCCTGTTTTTACCATTGTTCCTGCGTAGTACGCCAACATAGGAGAAATAGATTTAGAAACAACAAAGTCATCAGCCTCTTGGCACTCATCGATGATTACAAGATGAAATGACTTTGACTCAATCTTTGCTCTTGGGTTTGCAGTCATCATTGTGATAGTAGAACCAGATTTCTTCAAACGAATCTGTCGCGTTACGCCTCCCACGCGTGCGGCTGTATCGTCAATTTCTGGGTCATCCATAATCTCTACCGCACGCTCTGAACTAAGACGTGTAACGGTTCTACCGAACAGTGTTTCAGCCTGTGCTTCTGTTGGCGCAAATAATCCAACCCAAATACCGTCTTTAAATTTGCCAAGTAAATCTGGGTACAACTTTGCAAGACGTGGTAACAGAATCATCATTGTTGCTACCGTATCTGCAACTGTTTCTGACTTACCTGACTGACGTGATGCAAGAGCAGTTACCTCTTCACCATCATTTATGATTACCGATTCCATTATGCGACGAGCAAGCGGCTTTTGATATGGGTGCAAATCGTGCCCTACAAGCACTTTAAGGAACTCCAGCATCTTGTCTATGAGTTTGTCTACAAATTGTTGAGATAACTCGTCTAATGGCTCATCAACTGGTTCGTCAACAGGCGCATCTTCCTGCAGATAGAACTCAGGATTTATCTCTTCAAATTTATCTTCTTCCATATGCACCCATTAAACAGCGCGACCCACCTTTTGGGTGGGTCAACGCTAGACCTGTAGAGAGGCGAAGCGAAGTAATCATATCAGGATATGTGTCGTTTCTTCAATTCTTTAGCAATGGCATGGAAGGCTTCTGCACCCATGAGAACTTCATCTAAATCTGCTGGACTATTTTGTTTCTGATAAATCGTTATGTGTTTGCCAATCAGGTACATCGAGTGCTCCATCCAGGCTATCAAGTCTGGGGTGGAAATCGAGGCTACTCTCTTCTCTATCCGAGTCTGGGGCTGGTGTCCATCCCGCTTCTTCCGTAAAATCATCGTAAGTTACATCCCGCCTTTCTAGCGCCGAGTTTAACGCATCTTCTTCGGTCTTTGAGCCACTCCATAGTCCAAAGACTATGGCCTTGTAGTTTGGCAATCTAAAGATTAGTGGTTTGGAGGTTCTAAAGGGCTCCTCAATCTCTTGAGTCCAGCCTCTAACCATGACTTTATTGCCCCATTCGTAGGGGAACTTAGTTACCTGCACGAATAGTGGTCCGATGTTGTGCGCCTTGGGCATTTATCTCTTTCTTGGTTTTGTGGCTTTCGGTGGTTTTGGAGTGTTCTTCTTAGCCATACGGTCATACTGCTTACGCTCGTTCTGCAATTGTAGAGCACGAGTGACTTTGTACAGAGCCGTGCGTGCGTACGCGGGAAGAGAAGCCGTACTAGCAGGACCACGTGGTTTGTAGTCTAAAACTTGATAAATGTATTGGCCTTTAGAAACTCGGCGTTTAAAGTCTTGCCATTCAGTTGTGCTTACCTCGTAGTAGTTGTAGTAAGTTCCATCACGAAACACCACAGTCAAAACAGAACGCTGTTTATCATAACCAGCCGCCACTGTTCGTGGACGTTCAGGATTGGTTGTAGATGTAGGAACCAGAGAAAGAGGCGCTGGAGCATCAGACTCTCCAAACTGTGGACCTTTTTCACCAGGGATTACTACTTCACCTGTATCTAAATCTTCATCGTAATATTTGCGACCAGCAGAGCGGTCTACAAATTCTCCGTTTTCATCTATGTAGTAGACGTCCTCACCAAATGCTGGGAATACCGCTTCACCTGCTTGGTTACGACGGGCAACTTGAGAAGGACTCTGTGGGTTGTAATACCGCATTGTGTCATCTGCAGTTAATAGAGATATTGTTTCAAAAAATTCGCCAGAAGATGCTGCAGTAGGTAGCGCAGCAAATGGACTTTGAAATCCGCCCTCTTGAGAAAGGATGTTCATCATCCCTCTAGTTTGTTTTGGGCCAAAACCATAAGGCTTGCCAATTGCCCCCAGCAATTCTTGAGCAGAGGGGAGGGCAGCAGGGCGTGGGCCCTTGCCTGCTCCTCCTCCTCTAACTCTTGCCATTTATTTTAGGATGCTGCGTAAGTAGTGATAGTGATTGCTGTTCCAGGAGCAACGCTAGAAGTAGAGGCTGCAATGCTTTGAGCCTTCACCTTTCCAACTTTGCTTGAATCAATAACAGTTCCGCTATCAGAAGTAGAACTTACGTTTGTAAACGAGGTGTTAAATACAGTAAATGTTGAACCAGATGCATTTGCAATAAGCCAAGTTCCGTTTAACTGAGTTTCAGTTAATCCTGAAATAGTTACTGTCTGTGCATTTGGAAATCCAGTAAACCCATGTGCTGCAGTAGTTGTGAAGGTTGCTGTTCCGCTTGCAATTGCAATATTGTTAATAGTTGCCTTGAAGCCAGAAGCGTTTGCTGAAGAGGTTGCTGTTGTCACTGTTCCAAGACCCCAGTCTTTCAAAACATCTTCTGCAACTGCTGCTGTAAGGTTTAGCACGTTAGGTACTGACACATAGTCGTTTGGACCAAGTTCATCAGAACCTGGGTCGTTTGGGGTATACAAAGGATAACCATTCCACTCTGAAAGAGCACGGATATGGTCATCTAAAGTTGCGTCTAAACGCGTTGTACGAACATCGTTTGGTTGCATTGGGAAGTTACCCCAAACAAAATCAACGGCGATGTTTCCTGCGGAATCTAGTAGATTCCCATTTTCATTTGTTGCCATTATTCTTCTTCCTCACATGTGTGGTTGTCTAATTCAGTCTCAAAAAGCACTTCTTCGCAGTCGCGACATTTGAAGAAGCGTACTTCGTCTAGTGCTGGGTGTAAGGAATCCGAATGTTCTTCCCCGTATGCCCTCTGAGGCCCTGCTAGGACTTCAGGTGGAAACGGTCCTCTTGGACTGTGTGAGGAAGATGGTACAGCATGACCTTGTACTGCGAACTTGCGAATGACTTTCATTCTTCGCTCGGTTCTTCAGCCGCTTTCTTCTTTCGCTTTGCTTTTGGTTTAGGAGCAACCGCCTCTTGAACCTCTTGCTTTGCTGCTGTCCACTCTTCTGTGGTCTTTATTAATTCGGCTTTCTTTCTTGCTGCTAAGAATTTAGGCAGGTGCTTACCGCAATAAGGAATCTCATGCTCCAGGGTTATCTGGTAAAGGAAGAATGCGTCTTTATCGCAGTTAGCACACTTCATTACTTAGCCTTCTTCTTGACAGCCTTCTTCTTGACAGGTGCCTTCTTTACTGGCGCTTTCTTCTTGGCTGGAATTACTTTAACAGACTCAATTGCATCTAGTTCTTCCAGTAGAGTTTTAACAATTACTTTTGGGTCTTTTCTTAGACCAAGTTTAATTAATAGTTTTGCAAACATTTAACAGTCCCATGCTCGTAGTGATTTATTAATCCGACTGTTAGGGTCTCTAGCAGTCTTTGAAGAGGTGTTCTTTCTCTTCATGCCTTCCAT